CGATGGTGCAAGTCGCTGTGTATCCCTTCTTTGTTAGCTCATCTGCACATTTCTCTCCTTCTACCCATATAACGCGATCTGATTGTGCAATGTGATGAAGATTATAAAGCGGTCTGGTTTCAGGTAAACGTGGAAACTGGCGGAACTCTTTCTTCGCATTCCCGTCCGTATCCCGAACAATTTCACCTGTTGAGTCTCTCTCTATGTAACGCCTGACCGTAACAAGTATTTCTCCGTCTTCTGAAAGATACAAATACTCACCATCATGGGGCGTATTTGTATCAATCACCCGGCGTTGCTTAACTTGTTCGGGTTGTGTTACCGGGGGCTGCTGCGCCATGTTTGGATTGATTGGATTCATTGGTGGCTCTGGACGATCTTTATCTAAGAATGTGTAAAAATGCTCTGCCACATCTTTGATCTTCCAATCATAAGCTGCCATCAATATTTTTGTGATGCCACCAATGCCCTCACCTGTGTTAAAATCCATGCCACGCATAAAATTTGGGCTGATTGGGTCTATATCAATCTTTAATGACTGACCCGCTTCGCCAGATAATGAGCCAATGTAGAACTCATTTCTAATCACTTTACCGTTAGGAAATGCGCGTTTTAATGATTCGATCTGCACATATGACGGAACTTTCTCCGTTATCTCTGCAACTAAATCTTTTTGATTACTACCATATCCTGTATTGCCAACTACTCTTAATGACATTATATTGTACCTATACCTATATACCACTTCATAATGGGGCTAGTTTCAGGACTAGCCCCTACTTTTTACTCATCTCTCCAACAAGTCTCCCTAAACTCACAAAACTTGCAAAGAAAGAAATCTTTGCTTTGTGCTACTCTTGGTAAGATGTCACCTACTTTTGAAGCCGTCAAGATATTTACGGCTTTATCACTCGCTGCTTGTGCCAATTCCTGATTGTAAGGAACCAACTCATAGTAAACTTCTGATGTATTTTTATTCACCACAGTAAACAACGCAGGCTGTTCGCTTAAATCCATATATGTTTGATAAAGAGCGATCTGCGTTGCGTATGTTGGGTTCGCCTTTGCTACACCATGCCGAACAAAAGACTGAAACCTTTTATCGTTTGATGACTTGTTTTCCCATAAAGCAGGGTATCCCATTGTCACTGGACCATTACAAATCACCCCATCAATGTGACCCCTGATCTGATCGTCAGCGATAGAGAAGCCAAATTGTTCGCCTTGCTTGTCTTCTGTGCGTAAATCAAATCCTGCATCTCTGAGCCATTTAGCTGTATAATCCTCTATCTCGTGACCAAACTGAAAGATGCGCAAAGTCTGTGCGCTAAACCCCGACATTTCATCTTGCGGATAGTTAAGAAACCGATACTGTATTTTTCTACTGCATTCTTCTCCAATACTAGATGCACCAAGATATTTTCTGCGCTCACGCTTTTGCTCATTGCGCAAGATTGCATCGTCTACCTCTTTTTTTATTGCATCTGCAATTGGATCAAAAGGGGATGCTCGTAGGTGGGAAAGTGCCTGTTGACTTAAAGTATTTGTCTTCGAGAACTCCAACATCTATCTCCTGTGATAATAACTTTGCTTCCTGTATGGCAAAGAGTAAAACGTGAACTTGATCTTCTGATAAATCGCAAAATCTAGTACCCCAACCAAATTTCTCTAATATAAAAGCTAACTCATTTATTGCCGATCTTGACTCTGGTATCATTGTCAATGCACTGTCTCCCTTCCTGATCCATCAATTAATAAATCTACTATTTCGTTTATTTCTTCTTTTGGAATGTCTGAATTTTTGTAATGCATCATCATAAGAGTTGATTTATTTACTATTACGTCTGCTGACCCGAACAAAACTTCGTCTTTCTCATTCTCCTGAAACTCATCGTAAACAATTTCATTTACTGTTTCGGTAATCTCTTCAATGTCGAGTAAATTTTTACAATAGCACATGTACTGACGATTTTCTGTGTACAATTCATTGTCTTCTTTTCTTTTAGCCATTGATACAATCAATTCAAAACGAGCCATCGCTTTCATCCTTTCCTTCGTTATGTTTTAACCATAACGCTAAATCGGCAAGAATGTACTTAAATTGTGATGGATCTATTTTGGCAACCAACTCACCGTCAAACCAAACCTTGAGTCCATCATCATATACTGCCCATGTTGTTTGTGCATTTTTCACCATAAAAATTTCTCCACTTCTCTTTCAATTATTGTTCTGTTCCACAAGAAACTAAGCATGCATGCTGCTTTATATTTAGTCCATGAGAAGTCCATGAAACCAACTTCGATGCCCTGCTTGCGTAAATGCTCAATTTGCTTCTCTGTGGCTCTCTGATCTAGCCATCTCTTTGTTTTCTTTGCTGCGCTACTATCTTCGATTTCACGCAAGAAATCATCTGCGGCTGCTGTAGCTTGTGGGCTAAAACCCACGGCAAGAACTTTAAACTGCATTTTTTTGCCCTTGGTGAGACCAAAAGAAATAGAAAACTCTGACGTATTTGCCACCCCAACAAATCCTTCAAACCCCATAGCCATACGCAAACTGCCATCGCCAAACAAATCAATCCACCGAAACGGTGACATTTGCATCAAGTCGTACTCAGTCATTGAAACGTCATACAACTCTTCTTTCTCTTCCCCTTCTTGTTCAGAGATAAATTCATGCTCACAAAACTGACAGACCTTAGTTCTCATGGGTACTTCTGCACCGCAGTTAGGACAATTTTTGATAGGTGCTTCGCCTTGCTCACGATCATCAAGATTTACTGAGTCTTCAAGTGAGCCATGCGTAAAGACGCTTGTGCCGAAATCAAGCACAACACAATCAGTTTTAACTATGTCCGGAAACTCTTCTGGGTCAATCGTGCGCAAACCACGACCAATCATCTGAACCATTGTGCTCTTCTGTGAGCACGGTCTTGTTAAAACCACACAAGACACTGGCGGTGCGTCAAAACCCTCTGTAAGGACCGCTACGTTGACCACAACCTGTAGCTCTCCATAAGTTAGGTCATTTAGTATTTTGGCTCTCTCTGTCTTTGGAGTCTCGCCTGTGACCATTTCAGCATTAACATCAGCGTCTAAAAATTCATATAGAAGATCCTCTGCATGTTTGATTGTGCTACAGAATACAACGGTCTTTCGTTCACTCGCCTTGTCAATCCAATTATCAACAACAGCTTCATTAATGACTTTACGATTCATAATCGCTTCGACTTCATCCATGTCAAAGTCGTTACCTTTACGACTCACACCACTAAGCTGATCCTTTACGCCACAATCAATTACATATGTTTTAGGCGGTACAAGAAATCCTTCACGAATTAATGTTGTGATTTCTATCTGATGTGCGCAATTATTGAAAACGCTCCGTAAACCTTTTCCATCGCCACGATTCGGCGTTGCAGTGAAACCAACAATCTCTGCTTTTGGATTATCTTTCTTTACTGCCTTAATAACTCTTAAATATGTATCGGCTGCTGCATGGTGGCTTTCGTCTACGACAACCATATCAAATGCAGGACGATCTTTTAAGTTTGTCTCGCGTGAAATTGTCTGTACCATTGAGAAGATTGTATTGCCATCCCAATTTTTGACCGTGCCATTTACAATACTTGTTGTGATATATGGATTGATGCGCTCAAACTTGGACTTGTTTTGATCTACAAGTTCATCGCGGTGCTGCATCACCAAAATCTTTTTACCGTCTTTGTAGCGTTCACCTACGAGCGCAGAGAGCATAATCGTCTTGCCTGCTCCAGTAGGTGCTACCACAATTGTATTACCGTGCTTGTCTAATGCTTTACACGCATCACTAACAGCGGCCTCTTGATAAGGGCGCAATAACATGTTGGAACTCCACTAGTCTAGAAAGTGAGGGGGTATTTGGCCCACGGCCCCCTTTCCGTGGTCTAGCAGGTGCGGAGTGACCTGTGCCGCTAGATACTACTTATTTGCCCAACTTGGTGTTACTACGCCTGTTGCTTCTGAGCCTGTGGTAGTTGTGCTTGTGGCACCTACCGTTGACTGCTGCGTAACTGGCGCTTGACCAGATGGTACAAAATCACTTTGGTTTGGTGTTAAAGCTGCTATCAACCGATTGGCATCAGCGTAGTTATCACCACCCTTCTTAATGCCGACCTTAGCGCAAATCTCCATACCATTCAAGTCCATAACACCTGAAATGTTTCGGCGTTGCTGCGCCTCTGGTGACATGTCATTTGGTTGCAGTGAATTTGCGCTCTCAATGATTTGACGCAATGTTTGCAAACCAATCTCTTTAGCTTGCGGAATGCCGCTTTGACCCATCTTGTCACCATCGACAAATATTTTTTCCCAGAACTTACGTTTGTCATGCTCACCACCAACAACGGTAAATTCTAATTCCATCCATTTAGCACTTGTGGTGGCTGATCTCTTAAACCACTGACCACTGCCAAACTCAGGGATCTCTACATCTCCCATTTTGACTGCAATTATTGCACGGCAAACTGTTCCTGCCGGAATTAATGTGCGCTCCATTTGTGGTGCGTCTGATACTGGTGCATTGTTTAAATTAAGCATTTGCGACTTCTCCTTCGCTAGAAATTTGATTGTTTGGATCAACGAAATCCAAATTACGACTTGATTGAATTGGTCCAGTTGACATTTTTGTTATCAACTTACCAAGGTGCGGTTCCTCTAATGTGTCGAGCCTACCAGACCTATCTTTAGCAGGGTAGCCCCATTCATTTAGAGCACCGCAGACGAAGGCACGAAACGGTCCATTGTCTCCCCCAAGGACAGCCATCGTGATCACTTCGTCTACGATTCCCGGCAATTCGCGTCCAGTTTTGCTCCCCTCAACCTGAAGCGCGTATTGCTTTCTGCCATAATCATCGGTGATTTCGTCTAGGATGCCGACAAAAATGACATTCTTTTCGCGGATATGCTGCAAGTGCGTAAGCCATGCCATCATCTCGCGTCCGTGCATGCCATAAGCTGCACGAGTATCAAGTTTACCTGTTCGATCTGATCTTGCATCAGGCTGCTGTGTACACCACTGGAAACACAATCGCCCTGCAACCGTAATCGAATCAATAAACAAAGTATCATACTTGTTAATTGTATGCTCCGGATCACCAAAATATTGACAGACCTTATCGTAATCTGCTTCACTATATGGTTGATCCTCTGCCAAAGAGGGGTTTGGCCCCCCTAAATAACAGGCAAAGTCACGGCACTCAGACCATGTCTTCGGACGTATAACGTCAATAGGATATCCTTCGATAGCCGCATCACCCGCTTCTAAATCCATGAATAGTGTTGTGCTTGGCTCTAATGTACGAGCCAAGGTTGTTTTGCCGACACCACTTGCACCACACACTACGATCTTATGACCGCGCTTTTCAGCTAGGCGCTGTTCGGCTGATATAATTTGTAAACCCATTATTCTACCTCTTCAATTGAAAAACCACCAACCTCAACCGTGCGGCAACGTTCTAATATTTGCTTGATTGCAGGTGGGGCTGCTGTATACTTGCGCTCTTCAACTGAAAGCACAAGCTTACCATAGTGACGCGCATCCTCTACAGGCATGTTTTCTAGAGCGACACCAAGTTCGTCTTGATCCCACACAACCTTTTTAGAGATTTTAGCTTTAAGCTTTTTGTTCCCTGCAATGATATGTGTGGTACCAAAGTCTTTACCATCTGCGCGTAACGCATCACGCGCTTGGTTTAAAAATGTATCTGAGATTTGTTGTTCGATGTCTTTGAGTTCTTCTTTCAAATCTGAAAGAACCGACTTTAACTCTGTTCGACGATCAAACAGTTCATTACTGTTCATTTGATTCTCCGACTAAATTGTTTAACTTCGCTAGAATTTCATGTTTAGAAAATTATGGGATAGAAGTCAACAACTTTTTTTTATAAATTTTTTTATTTTTGGGGGTTGACATTTAATTATCTTTAGGATATTATGGGATTATCAGTCAAAGTGATTGATTTCATTTCATAATTACAAGAGACATAGGAGGCTCATTGTGAAAAACATTAACATAAAACCAGTCAACCACGGCAAAACTAAAGCCGACAAAAACCGTTATTGCGGCCCGTCAGCCATAAGTATTATAACAGGTATGACAACCGGGGAAGCGGCTCGTTTGCTTCGCCATGTCAGTGGTCGTAAGACAATCACAGGCACATGGACATCTGAGGTCACTAACGTTCTTGAGATGTGCAACATCAAATCCACATGGATAGACTTTGGCCTTAAACTAAGTCGCAGCAAAGGCCCAACGCTTGCACGTTTCCTCAAGCATACTGTCAAAGAGCGCAATGCAAAGCGTGTGTTCTTAATCTCTGCAGGCCGTCACTGGCAGGTTATCCAAGGCCGACGTATTGTCTGCGGTATTCTCAAGGAACCGACATCAGTGCGTGACAAAAGCGTTAGACGGCGTAAGCGTGTCAACAAGTGTTACGAGCTGTCTGTAATGCCAGACTGCAAAATTGTAATACCTGCCGAGGCACGTAAGCCAAAGCGCGACGCAGTCGAAGCATCTGACTACTCAAAGGCAAAGCGCCTAGCTAAAAAGATGGAGATCGAAATCGAGTTAGATCAGATCGGCCCATCACGCAAGTATGATGTGCAGAAGTGGATCTGCGGTTATAAAGACGTCGATGAGAATAACGAGCCTCTCGACTTTGCCATGATGGGCGTCCTTGATGGTCACTGCTCATACGATTGGTGGGAAGTGCTCGGTAAGCTCGACGAGATACAAAGGTATCGTGACGAGCACGGCTACAGAACAGCCGCTTAAACAAGTGGGGGCTTCGGCCCCCTTACTTTTTAGACAGATAGATTTCAATATTATGAACAGCTTTCATAAGCTTTTTCTTTAACTTGAACTCTGGGGTTTCCACACCTTTTGCGTCTTCGATCACATGTTCCCAAACACCGTCTTTATCTTCCTTGTCATACTTAAAGTCGGCTATGTATGTGCAGATCTTTTGTCCGTTTACAGAAATAATGAACTTCGGCTGTAGCTCTAAATTCTTTACTCGACCTGCTTTTTCTAAAGACTTCAGATAAAGATAACGTTGTGATTCCCATTTAGAGTCAAACTTTATTCCGTCAACCACAGTTTTCTTATTACCGTACTTGGGTCTTGACCTTTTTAGTTTGGGATTATATGTTGGTTTCGAGAACATTATGGGAGTTATGCTAGTGCCTAAACCATCTAAATACAAGTCAATAGGTGTCGGTATCGACACTTATGAAAAGATTGTTCATCTTGCACACGAAGAGCGCCGAAACATTTCACAACAATTAGCTCTGTTAGTCGATGAAGAATACAGAATGAGAGAACTGAAGAAAGCAGATTTACCTGCCAAGCTTAGAAAAAAAGAATACGTTGGCGGTTTATCTGCAGTCATGGAAGACTAAAGAAGCCCTGCGCTTCCAAGACCCCCTAATAGTGTAGCTGCTATTGCGGGGTTTTCTCTTGCCCTCTGGCGTATGTTTCTCTTTTCAATTGCTCTCTGACGGATCTGACCAAGTATGTCTTGAGGCTGCGTTGGTTGAGGAGCCACGTTTAACGTCGGGCTAACTGTAGGCACTGGAGTTCTCATTGGCCTTGGCGTTGGGGGCGGTGTTGGAGAAGCTGTTGGTGTTGCCTGTGGCCTGTTCTCTTCTAATGTGCTTTCAAGCAAGTTTTCTGCTGTGCGTCTTGCATTGGATGTCGATTCATCAACAGCTTGCGCTCCAGTTTGAGCTATAGCTTTTGATATGGAGTCTGCAAACAATCTACCAAAAGTGTTTGCCTTATCTTTTACACTCGCTCTTCCAGTAAGGGCGCGATACTGCTGATCTAAATTTTTATAAAACAAATCAGTAGACATCATTCTAGTAAACAAGCCAAACTTTGCTAACTTATCTAAATTTTGTAAAGGTGACATTGCAACGTGAGCCGCAACAATTCCACCACCATCTGCAGTTTTAGCATTGAACGTAAGCGTTTCTCCAAAGCGGCGCATACGCCCCGCCATCTCTTCTCCAAACAATTCTTTCAATCTACCAGAGTCTGCTTCCTTGATTAACCTTGTTCCAAACTCAGTCATCTTGCCGGGTTCTGAAACAAACTTCTCGCCAAAGTCACCAATAAGGTTTTCCATATAAACGCTACGAAACTTTCTATCGACCTCTGGGCTATCAAAATACTTTGATAACTTTCTTATTGTTGTTGGGCTTGTGCTTGGACTTGTAATTAAGTTTGCTGCAGCAACTTCATCTAAATCACCACTATCTAGCTTTGATAAAACACGATCCTTTTCAAACTCATATAATTGTTTTTGAGTATCTCGCAGTCCTTTTAAAAGCCCAATCGTAGGTTCATCTGCATCAACCAAAGCACTTATTCGGCTTATAACAGCTTCATCAGTGGTTTTAAGATTAGTTGCTTCCATTTGACGGGCTAATTTTTTTAATTGATTATATTGACTAGACCCGAACAATTCTTCGCCAGTTGATCCTAAATTATCTACCTTGGTACGGAAAGAACGTGCTTGGAAGTTATTGGGATCTAAATCATTTACAGAATTACCAATGTTCTTGCGAATCCATTCACCCGCTATTCTGCCTTTTAAATTATTCCAACTATCTCCAAGCATTTCTTCTGCACGTTTTAATAGATCTGGATTATTATTTTTAACTAAACGATCCATCATGCCTGCAGGATTTGCTCTGCCGAGACCTTTTACTTCTCTTCTTAATTGATTTAAATTTGCAATATTAGAAACTTCGCCCCAACGAGTCATTCCTTCTCTATAAAAATTTCTAGCATCTGGAATATCTTTTGCAGCTTGAACAAGTAAATCTGCTCCTGCACTATCTACGGTTTTTCCTGCGTTAGCAACTGCGTCTTCAATGTTTGTATACTCTAATTTGTTATCCAACATTTTAAGCAGATCATTACCATATCTTTGAAGGGTTTCTTTTTTAGGAAATTCCGCTATAAAATCGTTTAAACTTTTACGCGCATTATAAAGCTGCGCAAAAGACGCTCTATTGCCTCTTCCTAATGCAGATAAACTACTTAAAGCTGTAACTGTCGTGCCTGTGCTATCGGTTAAAATAGCACCTTTAAATCTTTCTCTGTTAGTTTTAGTAAAGTCTTTGATGTCTTTTATGGGAACAATATTAGCATCTCCTGCAGCACTTCTTACTGCATCGTCAATAGAAGAAAATTTTGCTGCAGCAAGAGATTGAAAATCTGTATATGCATTTTTCCAAGCGTCATACAAATCTGCGTTAATTGCTTTTACATCAGCCTTAGACGCTCTGCCTAAATCATCTGCAACAAACTGAAACTGTTTCAATACATTCTTCTGGGCATCTATAACATCATCGCTCAACATTTTTTGTCCAGTTGATCGTGCGTTAAATAAAGCTTCACCAAGTCTGTTTGGATCAATATCGCCGCCTTGGTCTCTAAACTCTTTTAAAACATTCTGAATCGCTTGATTGTTTTTGTATGTGCGGGGAGAGCCACCAAATATTTTTTCACCTGTGGCAAACATACGAGCCAAAAGTGGATTAAAGCCAGAACGACCCGGATCAGCCGTAATACCAAATTCTTCACGCCCCAAACCTACAGCGCGTATTGTATCTTCATCTGCTTTACTTTTTTGACCTGCTCTAAGAAAATTAAAGCCTCTGGCAACTCCTCCTACGACACCTTCACCAAGGGCTGAAATTCCACCCTCTATTATTGCATCTCTAGCTATTTCTCCTGCGGTCTGTTTAGAAACACCTGCTAAACCTTCTATGCCCTCTTCAAGCAAAGAACCTCCTGCACCGCCTAACCCTGCGCCAATCATTGCGCCAAGAATCGGAATAGGAATAAGTGTCTGACCTGCAACTGCGCCTGCAACCGCACCACTAAACTCTGGAGCTATTGCTGCTAAATCTGCTAGATCGTAACGACTGAAGCCCTCTTCATCAATCACAATGTTGCGATCTGTCTTCACACCAAATTTAGTGGCTCCTTCAGGAGTAAGAGCTAAGTTACCACGCCTGTCTCGAATAAAGTCTGATTGTGTCAAGCCAAACTTATATAGAATACTATCTTCTTCTTCTTTGGTTTCCGCTGCACCTAGAGAAGACCGTAGTTTTGCATTTTTTATACCGCTTTTACGATCAAAACGATTTTCTTCAGCCAAAGATTTACCACGAGCTTCTAAGATTTTCTCTTCAAAACTTTTAGGTGACTTTAAATTTCTCATGTAGATTTCGCCAAAAGCCTTATCTGCATCTATTCGACCATCAAGTGCTTGACGAAGAAGAAGTTCTTGGTTTCTGTCTAAATTTTCAGGTTGTGCAAGTAATTGTCTAATAAGGAGTTCTTGTTGCTTATCCATTAAGCTTTAGCCCCTTGTGTTTTTCTTAATTCCATTAAAAGTTCTTCTTTTTCTGGCGACCAATCAGGACCATCAAGATAAAGACTGCTATAATCACTTTTTGGCGTGTAAAGATCTAAAGTCGCATACCCATCAATTACTCTCCTACGATATTTATCTATGACTCTTTCTTTCATTTCTACAAGTCTAGCTCTTAAAGTGTCTTCAGAACCTTTTAATAGAGTTGGTAGTTCTCCAACAATTTCCGCAACTAATTTACGGTCTGTATCTGAAAGAGTTTTACCTGATTCACCTAAAATGTCAGAAGCGTTTTCTGCTTGGAATCTAGTTAGAAACTTTTCAAGTTGTGCAGTTGGATCATTACTATCTATGTCAAAACCAAATCTATCAAGAAGTTGTAAAAAACCACTTTTAATTTGAGATGGTATGTCTGCTTCGCCGTCATCAATGTAAGCAATCATTTTTGCAAATTCATCTTCTGCTGCGTCAAGATCTCTTAAAGCAGCGCCAAGTGCATTTGCAACTTGTTTTTCTTTACTAGCATTTACTAATATACTAGGAGCATTACTACCCGGACTTGCGTTATGAACTTTAAAAGTAAATAGGTTTGAAATTCCATCTTCATCGCCAAGTAAACTTACTTCAGTCATAAATTCTTTAGCATAAGGTGAGTCTGGACCTTCAACAACTTTATCTACAATTGCATCAAATCTTTCTGCAGTAATTATATCATACTGTTGAGAAAACTCAGGATTTGTAACCAATGCATTAAGCTCTGTAGCATTTAAAAATTCTGATTTTGCTTCATCCATTACAGAAAGAAATCCACTTTGCCCTTCAGATTTAGGCATGATGTAATACTTACCACGCTGTTGTGCCGCCATAGCTGCTGCAGTCGCTTTTTCTTGGTCAGCAGAACGCATATCTAAAGCATATTTACCCGCAGCCGCTGCATTCGCTTTGGCTTCTTTTCGTGCAGCATCTAGCTCTGGCATTGCTGCCTCACCTGCTTTACCAACTTCTCGTAGCATTTTACCTACGTTGAAGCCTTTACCTGCACGGTTTTGCATAAGGGCTAAACCAAACGCCATGAGAGCTTGGCTCTTGTCCACTTTGCCACTGATATCTAAACCTGTTGCGTCTGCAAATTCTCTTTTATAATCATCAAGATTTCTGACTTCAGTAGCGTCTGGAGACTTAGTATCACGGGCTGATTTTATAAACTCATCCATTCCCGCCATAAAAGCATTAGTGACAGGATCTCCTTTATCTGGTTGGTCAAAACTCTTTTCTTGTTTTGTTCTTGATTCTTCAAGTGATTTTTCAACTCCTGAAAGATAATCTGCACGTTCAGTCAAACTTTCAATAAGATCGCCTCTACCGCCTACAAGATCAGATGGAATTACTCTTGTTCCAAATGGTTTTTCTCTTCCAAATCGACTATCATCTGTTTTAAAAATCTCTCCAGTTTGTTGTTTAGATGTTCCCGACCCACCACGGACGATACCAACGCCCTCTTGATCTTCTGTAGGCACCACAAAAGGAACAAAATCATCAGGTGCTTTTGCTCCTTTAGCTGTAGAAACAACTTCCTCCGTTGCAGAAAATATATCATTAGGCAGAGAATCTGCAAAAGCAGGTAAAGTATAAGCTTTGTTTGTAACTAATTTATTTCTACCACTCAAGCCACCTGCCATTTGAAGTCTTTTAATCTCATCAAGTAAGCTAGTGCTTTCTGGAATGGCTGCTCTTGCCATTTGACCTCTGGTCACGGGTCTATTGTCGGCAAAAGCTCTGCCTATCCCGTAATTGTACATTTGGTTTTTCATGCTACGAATAGGTTCATTCGCCATAATTGTTCGCCTTATGCCGCTGCTTGGTTAACACCTTGGAGCGTTGTGTAAGCTCCAAGACCCCCGATGAATGGGTTTGTTGCCTCATAATAATTTTGTTGAGTATCTGAATAAACACCTGCTGAAGGTGTTCCAGATAATGCGCCATACGCATATGTATATGGTAACAACGCTTGCTCTGTCGGACGTTGGAACTCTTGTCTTGCTGTATCTATCATCTGCTGACGATACATACGTTCTGCTTCGCCTACGCCTGTCATAAATGCAAGATCCGCAGGTTGTAACGCTGAGTATACACGACCAATATCTGCGGTTGTGCCTGCTAAAGTACCATATTGACCACCCAAACCGCCGTATGCTGTGCCAAGTTGACCAACGGATTGACCAAGACCTCCAAGTAAACGACCTGCTTCTAAATCACGAGTTGCTGCTTGTTGATAAGCTTGAGATGATGCAGCAAGAGCTTGGTCATAATTTCTTGCGCGTAAATCTGCTGTTGCTTTTGCTTTTGCGTCTAAAATTGCACGGTCAACTTCTGCAGCCTGAATGCCTTGGCGAGAACCTCCAAATGCTCCACGACCAACTGCCTCAGCAGAAGCTCTTTGACGAGCCACATTGCCTTGACGTTCAATGTCAGCAATTGTTTCATTAATAACTTCTTCAGTGTATGGATTCATATATTGCGTCACATATGATGATGGGTCAAACATACCACGCCCACCAGACACATATTGAGCAGCAGGGCCAAAGAAGGTTTTTGCTTCACCTAACGCGCCAAGACCACGACCTAATGATTCAATACCACCAGTAGATGCTCCACCTGCAACATCAAAGTAAGGTTGATAACGACCTATGAAATCTGGAATGCCATCATTGTTCGAGTCTTGCATTAACGCTTGTGATGCAAATGTTTCAAGGCCAAGACCTGTAATCGCACCAGTAGCGGGATCACGACCAGTTTGACCTGCTAGTTTGTAAGGAGCTACTACAAACATGTTAGGGTCTTGAAGAAGACCCCCAGACAAATTTCCATCTGTCTCTGTACCAAATATTCCGCTAAGTAAAGCCTTTTCAAGACGCTCAATGTATTCCGGGCGGCGCTTTATATTTTCCTGCGTAATTACATTATCATTCATAATTGTTCGCCTTATTTTCTAATTTATTCATCATAGAGTAGGCTTTTTCAATCCCGCGATTTGAATCGCCGTTGCCAAGACCTTTTACAGCGTCTTTTGTAAGAACAAATTCACCTGCCATTAACATAGCAGGAACATCATCTTTTTGTCCCGAACCTTCAGATGGCATTATACCACCGTTACGCCTTGGAAAATACTGACCGTCAATATAGCCCCCGTTAGCAAGTTTATTCGGTATATTAATTTTTATATCACCTTCACCACCAAATGGTCTAGAACCTCTCCCTGCTCTGGGATCATCGCTACTAAAGGTGTCTAAAAGTTGAGAGCCAAGACCAGTTGCTAAAGCTTCTCCCACACGAGAATTTAAAAGATTTGCTATTTTACTGTCGGGCTTAACTAATCCCGCATCCACAAGAAATTTAGCGTAACCCAACGTATTATCTGCTTGTGTAAAAACTGGATTAATTTTATTTGCTGCGCCTGCTGCGTTTACAATCTTATTTGCCGGATTAACAAGTCTTCCTGCCTCCATCATGGGGCTAGTCGCATATGACTGAGGTGAAGGAAGATTAATCTGTTGTGGCGCTGCTTCTTGACCGCCAAATAAATTAAGCCCCTGACCGCCAAGACCTTGTTGGAGCGCAGTAAACATAAGAGCGTCTTTTGTACTGCCGCCAAGGATTTTAGAAGTTATAGCATTTGCAATAAGATTAGTTACAAAATTACCGCCTGTTAAAGCTCCGATACCTTGTACAATTTTATCTAACATTAGGCGCTCCGAGTATCATATGTGCTTTTTAACATACTATTTCCTAATTTCAAAGTGTCACTCGTAAATTATCTTAGCCACTCATAAATCTTCTTAGTTTCTTCTCTTCGGTGTTTCAATCCATTGTAACCACCATTTACCCTTTTGGTAATCGTTTTGATTGTATCGTCATTGACGCCCTCATCGCAAATGTCCCATAACTTGTTTCTACGAAAAAACCAAATAGCTGATTCCATAGGGTATTTTGTGGCAACAAGATTAGGATCTTCCATTACTTCAGGTAAATTCATGTCAGCCGAAAACTGAGAATAGTTATTTTTGCCAGTGCATTGTAAAAATCCACGCCCTCGCCACAGGTAGCCTTGTCCATCATTACCCATTCTGTCTCCGTATACACGGTCAGCCAGTGCTTGTGGGTTACGAGCACAACTTTCTGCCTCACCCTCAGTTGAAAAATATTTTCCAAAAACTTTTAAAATGGATTCTTTAGAATAATTAAGGTTTTCTTCAACATAACGAAACGTACCGCTTTCATGCACCAACTGACCCAAAAAATGAGCGCCGCGCTCTGGGTTCAATGCATAATGATTACAAATAGCTTTTGCTGTGTTGGGTCCAAACGCACCATCCGGGTTTGAACCTATCTTTTCTTGTAATGTTTTAAGTGCTTCACTCATTAACAAACTCCTTTGACCCGCAGACACGCTCATATACCATGTCCGACGTGTAACTTTCAGCCCATTTATTCTCAGTAAACGTGCAAAAAGCCCAAAGATCGTTTACATCGGCATTCAAAAGCTCAATAATGTCCTCCTGTGCCGACATTTGGCCTTGAAGATGTTCAATATCATGCACGATGTTGCTTATGTACCACACTAAACCAACTAATTGCACCGCCATAGCAAAAACTAAGGCAACTGGTATTTTTAGATCACTCATTTTTTACTGTCCGTTTTCTTCAACTTATCAAATGATCTCATTCCTCCGATCCCAAGCATACCAAGCAATAAAGGCATCATCACTGACATATCCGCTTGTGGTATTTCAAAGCCAAACCCTAGTGCAATTGGGGCGATCATGTAATTTATACCGAGCGATATGCCTGCGATCCATCCAATTAGGGGTCGCCACGACGCCTGAAACCAGTTTCCTTGAGCATCAGCTTGCAAAATTTTTAATTGTTGCATCATAAGGGCTTGAGAGTTTTTCTCAGCCATTGTTGCAATTTCGTGAGCTAATCTAGCTTTTTGATCTTTGTCTTCTATTACCTTGTCAAGGATATTACTTACCGGATCAACCAGTTTTCCTATTAAATCTAGCATCAGTCTCCCTCCATCTGAATGCTTGTTTTCTTACTTTCAGTTTTTGCACTGTAAGCGTTAAATCCCATAAAAGCAGCCACAACGCCACTAGCTGCAATAACATAAACACTTGCAATATCTGTAATTAAACTCGCTGCTTTGTCAAATCCAAGCACAGATGCAAGTAATATAATAAATGGATAAATCAACATGCCTGCCAAAGCAAAGCCTGTGAACCTGCGCTCTGCATTGCGTTTGAGGTCACGGTCAACCATTTCAAGCCTACGATCTTCTAAAGCAAGCCTGTTCCACTCAACCTTTTCTATGACACCATTATTGTTTAAATCTGCTTTTTCAAATTCTGTCATTTCTTTGACCTCGCGTATGCCATAGCAACCCGTTTATCACGGCTTATTATAACCACTTTTCCATTTTTGTCATAAATAATATATTTATTGCGCCATTCCTTGAGTATCAACGTTCTATTTTAATACATACAACCTTTGAATTTTGATTTGTAACAAGCACTTTTGCTTCTTTCTGAGAAGCTTTACAGGCTTCCTCACTAGAGTAACTACCTACGTGGTAGTGGTCAAAATTACCGCTAATGACCTGCAACCAGAGCAACACCCACATCTACCACCTACCTTGCCATTTGCCTAAATAGTAAAAGATAACAAACAAGATACCCCCACTCACTACGAATATTGTGGCTCCTATGGCAAAATTTATCATCGCATCTATCTGTTCTTGCTTTCGGTATAGCTCTTGTTTTCTTTTTCGACGCATATCTGCCTCTATTTGCAGGACTTCTTTCCAAGCACTCGGTCCGTAATTCCAAGAAATGTGATCTTTGATCTCGGCTCTCATCTGTTCCATTTTCTTTTTGTTTGCAAATATTTCTAAAGCAGTTTCTTCGTCAGATCCTTTAAATGTTTTTTTCCAAAAGGGAGGGTTTTTTTCTCTTTCTTCTAAGTTACTAAAGTCAGAAAAAGCTTTGCCCCACTGACTCAAAGTTCCTGTCATGTCTTGTAAATCTTTGCCTGTGCTTATTGCAGCCTTCAGCGTTTTATACGCCCCTGTCGCTAAAGCAACGCAAGATACAGGGTCCATATCAGGCTTCTCCTGATATAGCCTCTGGTGCAGTTGCGAAAATACGAACTCCTTTTGATTCAGATCCTGTCCAAGTGTTACCACATTGAGGGCAATTACCGTCTGGATATGATGCAATTTCTTCGGGAGTATCAACCGCATTATCACAAGAAGCACAGTGAATTAAGTCTTGGCTTGTCGATGGCTTCCATTTTGAGCCATTAGACATGATAAGAATAGTATCATCACTCATGTTGTTGTCACCGTTACTGTCCCCACAGATCCTGTTGCACTAGAACCACGAACATGGGGAACATTTGTTCGGGTTATTTTTACAAATCCATCTTGCTGAAACAAAGCTCCAACTTCAAGTCCAGAATCATCTGTTTGTAGATCAGTTAAAGTAAGTTTTGTTGCTCTTTCTTCGCCGGGGTTTTGTTGTTGCTCCATATATATGGCAAAACTTCGCGTGAGGTTTGCGAAGTATTGTTGATCGTACTGTGTCGGAGGTACAGCAAAAAACGGTAAGATCAGGTTTCTTGACACTATCTTCTCCCATCGGGCCGTATGTCCAACCGTGGAGAGCCAAGCCGCCACCCAACACCTGTCGCTGTTGACTCAATCCTTACTGCAAAACTTCTGCCTCGTAGACGCAAATGAACCTGATCCGTAAACTGCTCTACAGGCACAGATGCAGACTTGGTGATAGCACTTGATGTTGATTGTAGATAATTACCGCCCGGAAAATTTCTTGTTTTAATAGTTATATTTGCAGAAGGACTGCCTGCGGTGGAACCTCTAAATGTTAAATCTGGAATCATTCTGCGAATAAACGCAAATTGTTCCCCATCTCCTATGTCAAGTTGGCTTGATTCAATATAAGCAGTAAGTGCTGACCCATCATCATCAAATCCAGATTCTTGAGTGTAGAGATAGTTGTTTGGCCCTGCTGCAATAGGGTTATCAAAGATACCGCGATCCATCCAAAAGCTTCTTGCAAGTGAACCATAATACCAAACCTTCTGTTCATAATTATAAACTACGTATCTATCATTATTGTCACTATCTGCGGAAGGATAAAACCACCATATTTCAGAAAAGGCAGTATTTGTAGCTGCTATAATTTTTTCACGTTGTAAAAGATTAAAATCATCAAATACAAAGTCTCTTACAGAACAAGGCAGTCTTTGTACTGTACCACCGTATACATAAAACTCTTTCAGCCCCATCCAAAACACATTGTCTTCTACGGCAACTGCGGAAAGCGGCCCCATAGTTGTAATATTTTCTGACACAAGGTTGACCCCAAAGGTAAACGGTGGACCCAAGAACTGCATGGCATATAACGATTCGTCAGTGTAAACCAAGATCTGCTGCCTTGTTTCAACCGCTGCTACAATCTCTGAGCCAGATCCAAGCCTTAACTCACCTGCAGTATTTTCTGTTGTTGTTGCCCAATCAGTTAAAGATTCTTGAGATGAGAAGCGTATAACTAACGGATCTTGAACACCGGGATTTGTTTCAGTATCACAACCAAAGGCAATTATGTGTCTATCTCTGTCTGACACCATAATCTGTTTGGCAATCGTAGGTGCGCTTGTAGATCCTGCAAGAGAATCTAAACTTACGGCTCTAGTCGCAAAACCACCTGTTTTATCCCAATAATATATACCACCGTTGCGCACGTTTATAAGAAGGTCTTCACCAAAATTATCGTGTGACCATATACGCAAAGTATTTGTAACAATCGGTGTGGTAGCGGCTTGACCCCAACCATCACTACCCCAAGTACCAACGCCCCAACCCGCACCTGTTGCAGTTGTATCTAGCCCAACACTTACCTGATAAGTTCCCACTGTAGAACTACCACCGTTTCCTGAGTCTGATCCACTTGCGTTAACTAAACTAGGAGTTAAAGCTCCGTTTACAGTTATACTAGCTATAGTTGTGCCTGCGGCACGAGCAGAAATCTTGTAGCTGTTAGCGTTTATAATCTCTGTAATGTTGTACTCTTGATTTAACACGGCCGCTGTTATATTGCCACCAAGACTTGCGGCACCGCTAAATGTTACAAAATCATTTACTACCGCACCGTGCGCTGTATCTGTTACTGTAATCACGGACGATCCGTTGGTTGCAGCAAAGGTTACATCCCCTGCTGCTGTCGTGCTTCTAATCGGTGTTATGTCGTTAAATGCACCACCATCTTGGTTTATGTAATATTTAAGAGATGTGCCTATACCGATAAGTCGGCTATTATCTAACGCAACCCAAGGATGCATTGCCCTTGCTGTACCTAAGTAAGATGCAGGGGTAAATTTCTGCCAACCACCAATCTTCTCAGGCATTCCAAAACGAAAGCGCACCTTGTCTACGTCAAACCAACCGCCCTCATTGGTGTAAGAGGTAGTCTCTCGATTGACACCGGGGCGGAACTGAAGTTTGGTTAGTGGCATTCATCACCTATGTTTTTACTACGAGTTCGGTTGCAGAGATAGCAGTCCCTGCCAGTACACTTGGGTCATCTGCCGTTGTGCTTATCGTTCCATCTGTTTGTACAAAGTATTGTTGCCCTGCGGTAAGGCCACTTTGGTTTGTGCTGACTGATCCTATTATGTCCATTGAGGCGTTGCCGCCATCTGCTACCTGACCTCTTATATCTTGTTTAAAAACTAAAGCTTTTCCATATTTTGAATTATCATCATCTGTGTATGAAATTACAGAAACCTTACTGTTTGAATCAAAAACCACCCTATTAAATTTGCTGTCAACAGAATTAAATTCTACAGCAGATGATAAAGTTACAGTAGAACCGCTTACTGTACCAGTTTTTACTGTGCCATTAGTAGCATCTTGATACACTAATATAATTTGATTATTTTCACTATCGTAAGCTATACCTGATCCATTTCCTGTAATCCCACTTGCGTATAAAACTTCTGAACCAAAACTTATACTTGTGCCACTTACTGTGCCTACCATAACTTTTCCGTTATTTGAGTCTCCTTCATCACGAAACGCTATAACTATTTTACTTGAAGAAGGGTCAAATATTCCAATAGGGTATGTCGTAGCAGCGGAGTTAAAAGCAACCTCCGATCCAAAGCTAATGCTTGTTCCAGATACAGTCCCTACAATAGCTGTGCCATAGTTAGAATTTGCAGTGTCTTTGTACAGTATTACAGTTTTATTATTACTTGAATCAAAGATTACTGAACAGTCCTCAACTGAACCTGCATTAAAAACTACAGGTGTACCAAAACTAATTGATGTGCCACTAACCGTTCCTACAACAGCGGTGCCATAGTTGCTGTTTCCTTGATCTCTGTAAGCTATGACAACCTTGTTTAAATTACTGTCAAAATCTATTGCGTTATAATATGAAACAGCACTTTCGTAGACAGCCGCACTTCCAAAACTTATCGATGTTCCTGAAACGGTTCCAACTCTTGAAGTTCCGTAGTCGGAATTGCTGCTATCATGATATGCTAAAACAACTTTATTACTATTGCTATCAAAAGTAAGTGCAGCAACACCATTTGACGCACTTTCAAACACCACGGGTGTGCCGAAAGAGATAGAGCTTCCTGAAACATCTCCAACAACGGCAGTGCCGTAAGAACTATTACCTCCATCTTGATATGTTATTACAACTTTATTATTACTACTGTCAAAAATGCTTGCAATGTTCTGTGTGATAGCACTCTCAAAAGTAACTGAAGATCCAATTGTTTGAGCTTGAGAAACCCCGCCCCTCGACATACCAATGTAGTTTTCTGAGGTGAGGTTTGTAGAGCCGGGGGCAAAAACAATTCCAGTGCCACGATTAGCATTTCCTGCGTCTTTATAAGCAATAACATTTTTGTTTGCATTACTGTCAAAAGCAACTGAAACACCTTCAGCACCGCCTGAAGCAAATTCTGTTTCTGAATCAAAGGTTATGCTAGTACCACTGACTGTGCCGCTTATAACTTTACCTTTGGTGTCGCCTTGAGAGTCATATGCAATAATAACTTTGTTAGCATTGCTGTCAAAGGCAATTCCTTGAAATTCTTCTATATTAGCGTTGTATGTAACAGCACTCCCAAAACTAATAACCCCACTGCTATTAATATCGCCAACAACTGCCTGTCCTTGATCTGTAGAGCTACCGTTTATAAACGCAATTACAACTTTGTTGTTGGTAGTGTCAAAAGTAGGAGCTATATACTTTGTTTGATTATCAGCAAAAATAACATTACTGGCAAAACTTATGCTTGTACCTGATACAGTGCCAACCGCAGCCCTGCCTTTTGTGCTTATTCTTGAACATACGACAACTTTACCTCTATTACTGTCAAAAGTAATTGCATTTTGATCGGGAGATAAAGACATAGCAACTACCGCAGTTCCAAAACTTATAGACGTACCGCTTACGGTTCCTACTTTTGTCTCAACATAGTTGTTTGTTCCTATGTAGACCACCACAACTTTATTGTTTGTGCTGTCAAAAGTAATACCTATGTAAGTACCCTGTTGGTTATCAAACTCTGCTTCACTTCCAAAACTTATACTTGTACCTGATACTGTACCTACAATAGCTTTACCTGTTCCACCTCTTGAATAAATTACAACAAATTTATTAGCATTGGTATCAAATACAATACCTTGTTCATCATTAACAGTACCACTGTAATATGTAACAGGTGTTCCAAATGAAATAGAGCTTCCACTTACTGTACCAACAACAGCCTTTCCGTTATTGCTACTATCTCTATAAGTTATAACAACTTTATTATTACTTGAATCAAAAGCACTAGCACTAATACCTGTATTAGTTGTAGAAGAATATACTACGCTTGATCCCACAGAGGCGGTTGAACTGCTTACACTACTAACAGTCCCATCTGCATTAACAATCACTGGCCTACCACTTGGCAGTGTGCCACTGGCTATCGCTTTAAACTCACCACCTTCTTCAGCCCCTATACGTTTTAACATAGTTACCCTTTCACGATAAGTTTAGTTGCCGATACAGCCGTTCCTGCAAAAACGCTAGGACTATCTGCCGATGTGCTTAGTGTGCCGTCATTCTGAACAAAGTAGCTTTGCCCTGCTGTCAGCCCTGAGAGGTTGTCAGCTATTGCACCTTGAGTATTTATGATAGCCCCTTTTGTATCTGCTGCACCGCTGCGAGAAATACCTATATAGTTCTCTGAGGTGACATTAGTAGATAATGTGTCTACTTGAATAACGTTAGCACGACCAATTCTGCTAGTAGTTTCCCCATACCCTACAACAAATTTGTCTGCGTTATCGTCATAAAGACAACCTGCTATAGCTCCGGGTCTGCCTGCTGTGGTATAAGTTTGTTCACTGTCAAATGTTATAGATGTACCACTAACAGTTCCTGAAATAAATCTTCCTTCAACATTAGTAGAATCCATAAAAGCAATTCCAACTTTATTGTTGGTGCTATCGTACCCCACTTTACTTGTCTGGTCTCCATCTCCACCGACTGTGGAATTTGTAAATATTACTGGTGTGCCAAAGCTTATACTCGTGCCGCTTACAGTTCCTACCACAGCCTTTCCTTTGTTACTTGCAGAAAAGTCTTTAAAAACTGCAACAACTTTATTGCTAGTAGTATCAAAGGTGGCACTTATTCCGTTTCCTCTTACAGTTCCGTCAATTTCTACAGCCGACCCAAAGGAAATAGACGTACCAGAAACAGTACCAACCATAGCTTCATACTTTGAATTATTGTTTTCTCTTGAAAAGAAAATCACAACCTTATTGGAATTGCTGTCAAACGTACAAGCGGTGCATTCTAAAGTCTCATCCTCAAAATCTGTAAAACTACCAAAACTAATTGACGTGCCAGAAATTGTTCCGACAACAGCCCTACCATCTCTAGCACCAGAACTTGGAGTATACTTATTGTAAATATGAACGCATTTATTGTTGCTACTGTCAAAAGTGCAGGAGTTCCTGTTCACACTTGTTCCATCAAATTGTGTAGATGACCCAAAAGAAATGGAGTTATCAGAAGAGTCTACCGTACCAACAATCCCATGTGTAGTATCCACATTGTTTTTATAATAGAAAATAGCAAATTTGTTTGCGTTGCTATCAAATGTAGCTACTGAACGATCAGTGTTTATAGATGAATAAACAACAGGTGTTCCAAATGTTATGCTTGTACCACTTACAGCACCTGCTACGGCTGTGCCATAGTCACTGTTACTATCGTCTTTATAACAAAATACAACTCTGTTAGCATTGCTATCATAAGTGCCACCCATTTGTTCAACTTGACCTGACTCAAAAGTAGTTGTTGATCCTACTGATGCGGCTGAACCTGTACTTGCAGCAGCACTTACCGTTCCATTGCTGTTTACAATAACAGTTTTGCCATTCGCCAACGTACCACTGGCAATTGCTTGTGCCTGTCTTGGTACGCTTGGATCGTTACCAATGATACGCATGTGGAGTCCTACTCTTCTTCTTCAGTCGGATCTACCCAATCAGGGTTAGCTGACCACGTTGTGCCATCTAACTTGTACTTGTTACCTGTCCAATCTTCTGGTGCGTTGGTTATATTCTCTGTAATTGTGGTGTTGCCACTGTTGAGATCAGCTATAATAAACTGAGCAGGATCTCCTACTGTGATATCATTCGCTGTTGCTGTGATTACTACGTCATCTGCAAGGAGATACTTGCTTAATTTAGTTGATGTTTCCACGATAGTTTTCATTGTCTAACCTTTCACTATTAATTCTGTGGATGATATAGCAGTTCCCGCCGTAACGGAAGGACTTCCTGCTGTTGTGCTTAACGCCCCTGCTGTTGTAACAAAGTATGTCTGCCCCGCTGTTAAGCTTGTTTGATTTCTGTCGATTGTGTTTGCTGTATTTATTACAGCACTCTGTGTGTCTGCAAATGCACCGTCTGAAAAGCCTATGAAGTTTTCTGAGGTGAGGGTGGTAGAGTCTGGAGCAAAAGCGATTGCTGTGCCATAATTTGAATTGCCGTTATCTCTGTAAACCGTGACTACTTTATTACTATTACTATCAAAAGTGTTTTTAATGTAATTAGTTGTTCCAGTGTTAAAAGCAGTTGCACTACCAAAACTTATAGACGTTCCACTTACTGTTCCTGCAACTATACTCGCTACGTTTGTGTCGGAGTTTAAATAGGAAACAACAACTTTATTAGAGTTGCTATCAAATTGCGGTGCAGGATAATTTGTAGTAGCAGCGTTAAAAACAACGGCACTTCCGAAAGTTATGTCAGTTCCACTAACCGTACCAACTACAGCCGTACCATGACTAGAACTGCCTTGATGCCTAAAAGTAATTACCACTTTGTTGCTGTTACTATCAAAAGTAGCACCATTATGTATGCCATAAGTGCCTGATAGGATTGAAGCAGTGCTTCCAAATGAAATACTTGTGCCAGATACTGTGCCTACAACTGCGCTCATCTTGTCGCCACCATCATAAGCAGAATAAGCTATGACTACTTTGTTAGAATTACTGTCAAAAGCAACCGCAGGATATTCAATTTGATCGCTATGAAAAGCTTGTTTACTGCCAAAAGATATAGAGGTTCCCGATACTGTTCCTACAATTGCCGTGCCATCTTCGCCAGCAGGAACATCAGCAAACGCTATTACAATTTTGTTAGAATTAGTGTCAAAACCCATATCCATCCGTCTTGAGCTAGCACTATTAAAAACAACCTCGCTACCAAAACTAATACTTGTGCCGCTTACCGTTCCAACTATTGCGGTTCCATACTGAGAATTACCTGCGTCTGAATACGCTATTACAACCTTATTTGAGTTGCTGTCAAAAGCGATAGAAACCCATGCGGACTCGCCAGAATTAAATACGACAGGGGTTCCAAAAGTAATAGATGAACCACTTACTGTTCCAACAACCGCTGTACCAGAAAAAGAATTATCTGCATCGTTATAAGCAACAACTACTTTATTTGAATTACTATCAAAAGTAGCATTTGTATAATTTACTGCCGCACTTTCAAAAACAGCCTCTGAACCTAAAGAGGCGCTTGACCCACTAACAACACTAACAGTCCCATCAGCATTAACAATGACAGCTTTACCATCAGTCAAAGCACCAGAAGCTATAGCTCTGACCTGACCATCTTTTTGAACGTTGCCAATTACCTTCACAACAACTCTCCTTAGTCAGTTATTTGCTCGTAACTGATGATCACTTCCAGATCGTTAGCAGTCCCTGCTGTTGCAGTAATAGACATGTTCTCTTCAAGGTATATCGCTGTGTTCTTATCCAACACCACCATTGAAGTGTCAGCCGCTACAGATGCAGTTGCAATCAGTGAGAATGCCGTGCCGCCACCTGATGCTGCGCTATGTACGTCTACCGTAATGTCGCAAGCATTTGTGCCATCTACATTTGCAACTTGGATCATGTTCACTTTTAGAACATTATCGCTCGATGCTGCGTTGTTTAAGATTGTAGTCTGTGAAGTCGTTGTAAGAGCATACTGGTCTGTTTTTCCTAGTATAGAGCTTACATTTACAATGTTCGGTGCTGCCATCGGTTAGCCTCCTTTATCCAAACACAATAGCCA